CTCCCAGCCTGCTCGCTAAGCGATTTATCACCTCTTCGGCTGTCTCTTCCTTGTGGGGCATCTGTTTCTTTCGGTTGACTCCATAACCAGCAATTTCCACAAAACGCGCTTTGATGTAACTGCCGCCCGCATACTTTGCTGTATTCTCAGAAATCAAACGCAAGGCATCCGTAACATATGCCCTATATGCTTGATCTTCTCTTTTTGCTTTGAGCGCGTTTATGCAATGTTCAATCACATAAACGCGCCCAAGTAAAGGAAGGAGGTCTGGATTTATGCTTTGGAGGCATTCGTTGAAGACCTGTTCACCAGCTTCATCAATGAAGTAAAAAAACTGAGCACCGCTTCATCATTTATAAGGTCAGTCACAGCTTTAATTAGTTCCCCGGTTGTATGATTGTCTATCTCTTCGGGCTCAATAAAGCAACACAGACCGATGATTTCCAGAGTCTCATCCGGAAAATCTTCTAATATGGAATCCAGTATCGCCGTCAAATTTTCACGCGCCTGTGCGCTCTCGGCCTGCTTGTTGCGTTCTATCACCGCCTTACGTTCTTCAGCCGTGGCATTTGCCGGGGCTGTCTCATAAGCAGGGAGTCGCTTCCTGATCTCCATTATTTGTGTGTCAGTGAGCCACTTCCCTACCGCTTTACGGATTTTGTTGGCCTGTCTTAAAAATTCGCTCGGTTTACAATTTGCCAGATTCTTCATGTGCGATAATTCCCTCCCTGGATTTAATTTGTTGCCGTGGCTGTGATTGTGATATCACCTGAAACTGATGAAACACTCACGGAATTTGTACTGCTGTCGTAAGCAGTCCCGGTAATATCAGCACTGCCCATTGTTACGGTGACCGATGAGATCGTATAACCTGAATCAGCTGTTAAGGTTGCTGTCAGGGCTCCTCCGGCGGCTATTGAATTACCTGTGAAGCTGCTGGTAACATTTGTCAAAGCCTGAGTCACACTGTAAGTTGTGCTTACCGCTGCGGCAGAGGCAGTAATCGTTATATCCCCCGTACTTTCAGGAATATTGACTTCTCCATCACTGTAATACAGCTGAGTCACGTTCCGGCCATCCATAACCACGGATACATTATTGATCGCATAGCCGCTATCAGCTGTGAGCGTTGCCACAAGCGGGCCGCCTGCCGAAACCGTAGGGCTTACATAGCTGCTTGTTACATGCGTCAAGTTCTGTGTTACGTTGTAACTCACAACCTCAGCAGGATCCATGGAATAAATGACCATCGGCACTGTTTCCTGATCTTCCAGGGATACGTGTCCGGTCAATTCGAACTGTGTCTGACCTTTTCCGTTTTTGGACGTCTTAAGCGAAAACCCGCCGGTTGCTATCGCTTTCTTCAGCTGTACGGCAACAAACCCGCCGTTCATCTTATCTCCAACCCACCATATATCTTCAGCGTCAGAAACCTTCAGAGATGAGCGCGGTATTACGGCCTTGCCATCAGCCGACACATCGGCGCATCCCAAAGCAAGCCTTATGCCCTCTGCATCCGTTGAAATACTCGTGGTTGATATCTTACATTCCCACTTGTCAAGGTGTTTCAGTTGAAGCATGTCCGAGGCAACATTATCAACGTCTTGGCCGAAATCCGAAAAAGTGGGAGTACAATTCACGGTAATCCCGCCCGTGGTAGCACATATAACATCTTTATCAACATCAAAGCCCTTCCCACCTGAAGCAGCTGCTTCAATGTCAAAATTTCTCAACAAGATCCCGGCATCCATCTGTAAAGCGTCAAATGTATTTGTCGGAATAACGGTATACCTTTTTGCCATGTCTCTTGATCTCCTTTAATTATTTTAATTCCTTTGTAACTGTTCCATCATCCATAACCACATAGCCATCGTCTTGTATCTTTTTAATCGTTTTGTCATACCAAAGTGAGGGGACGTCCGTTACTCGCCAGATCTCCCCGGTTCGGGGATTTATCTCCCTTGTTTCAAGCAGATGTACGTATTTATTGACCATTGCTTTCCTCCTGTTCCATAGAGTTCTGTTCCATAGAGTTGATCTTTTCTGCCAGCTCGCTCACAATCTCTGCCAGATCAAGAATCGCGGCTTCATTGTCAATTATCCCATTGCTTCCATCCATGTTAATCTCCTTTCTAAACCATTAGCATCTATTGCTTTTTTGAAATTATAAGAACAGCAGTGTTTTAGTTGTCCCATTGCGCTGGCTATCTGGCCTCTGGTTCTTGTTATGTTTACAATCTTTTGTGATTGCATGATTTCCCTTATCCTTTTCTTTATCCTCTTTGCTGTTGATTTCCTGAGAAGAATATATTTTTTGAAATGTCTATACCCGCAGAAATCAACGCCTTGCTTTAACGGGAAAATATCCGCTTTTGAAAAGGATAATTGTAATTGATTCTTTAAAAATAGATTTAGTTGAACCTTGCATTTCCTTAGATATTCTTTGTCGTTGCTGAACAAAATAAAATCATCACAGTACCTCAAGTAACCCTTACATTTCAATCCATGCAATACATAATTATCAAGCTTCGTTAAGTAGAAGTTCCCAAACCACTGTGAACAGTAGTTCCCAATGGGGCAGTTACAGCCTACAGGAAACGAATAAATTATATCCTCCAGGATCCTCATAAAACGACCATCCTTTATAATCCTGGCTAACATACCATGAAGAATACTTTGGTTTATTGATGGATAAAATTTGCGGATATCGCATTTTAAGCAATAGTTATATTTTCGCGTCAATTCCGCGCATTTGCGGCTTGCTTTATGCGGCCCTTTTCCCTCAACACAAGCAAAACTATTTTCTATAAAAAGATTGGTAAGAATAGGCTTTAGCACATTCATAATGGCATGCTGTACAATTCTATCCGGGTCGTATGGCAGCTTGTAAATCACTCTTTCTTTAGGTTCATATATCACTTTTTCCTTATAAGGCGATGTGTGAAAGGTTTGGCTAATTACCATTTGCCTTACCCCCTCAAGGTTATCTTCTTTATCTTTCTGAAATTCAATAATACTTCGTTGCCTACTTTTCCCTTTTATCGAGTTTTTATAAGCCGTCTCAAAGTTATCTTTAGTGATAAGCTTTTCCCACAACCCACTATATGATTTCATTTTGATCTTACGGCCTGGAACCTTCGACTATGCTACCAGAACCAGGCCGCCTCCGTTTTATGTTTTGGCTTCCTTGCCAAAGATATATACTCAGCCGGAAGTAAGCTCGTCTTACCGCTCGGAGTCAGCTTTCTTTTCTTCCGTATCGCACCGCGCCCACCGTTATTCGCATTGAGATCTGACTGCACGTTATTCGCATTCCGGGAACGGGAACTGCAATTCGCAGCATTGTCCCAATTACCGCCAGCAAGCAGCACATTAAGCATATACCTTAAAATTATCTACTCATGTAAGCGAGTAGTAATTTCCAACTTTTTTCACCGTTGCCTGGAAAACAAATGGAAGTCCTTTTTCACTCAGTTTTTTATCCATTTCTTCCATTTGATCTTTGATTACTAAGGAACCACTGAAGAACACCTTTCTTTCTTCGCGTTCATCCGATGCAAAGTAAAACTGAACCTTTGTACAGTGTTCGCTACTTTTGGTTTTATATTTACTTGTCATTACCTGATAGCCTGTAATAATAATTGATTTATTCAGGACATCATCTATTTTTACTTTATCTCCATCCAAGGTCTTCTTTTCGGACAGATTTGAAAATTGCGGAATATCCATGCTTTAAGCCTCCGGGAAACGAGAAACCCGGCTCGCACCGCGCCCACCGTAATTCGCATGGAGAACTGACCGCACGTAATTCGCAACCCGGGAACGGGAACCGCAATTCGCAGCAGCGTCCCAAGAACCGCCAGCAAGCAGCACATAAGGGACACCATAGCTTTGGCCTAGCGATCCCCTCCCATCGTAGGTAGACCAACTTGATCCCCCGGTTGGGGCTATTTCATCCAACCACTGCCACAAATAACCGCACATTTCCTCGCAGCCGATCGCTGACACCATTCTACGTCCTGCCGTGTCTGAGTGCCCTCCGGTATATGTTGCATCCGCAGCGCCAGCTATAGATGTTGCCTCGTTGCTCCCCAACGCTGCAGAAGTAAATTCATAATCTTTAAGCAGACGTTTTCCAACAGCTCGCATATCCTCTTGATGATTTATCTGGGCTCTATTTGTTGTATGTGTCGCATTAAACCGACTGCTGGTGTTATATCCTGTCCCACTCTGTAAATATATGTCCACGGCTATACCTGTATCTTTATCAAATACCATAGCATCCTCACTGAGGCATTCCGGATACCAGGACAAACAAAATACTGATTCTGGCAAAATATCCCCCGCATTATATCCATTGAGTGGATGAAGGACAGTAACAATATCATATGAGGCAGAATCCGCATTAACACTGGCTACCTGTTTGTTATAAAAAGCATAGAAATCAGGTTCCTTAAC